TCCCTCATGAAGCTAACCTCACGAGGAAGCAGGAAGGTGTACTCGCCCCCAGACACAACCGACATGCTGGCAACAGACAACATGTCTGACGGTGCCCCAAGATACTGGTTGCCGCTGGTCAGATTCCCGGTTGAGTTTTTACGCTCAACCGGAGCCTGAACAGACTGGTAAATCCTATCCTCAGCCTGCTGGATAATAACGTCGATGTTGTTTGTGAACACCGTGTCATTGTACTGAAGATAGTCTTCAATAGCCGATACAAGCTGAGTATAGTTTAGGGACATGGTTTACACTTCACCAATGAACTTGGTGCCACGCTGAGCAATACCAGCACCGCGAACCTTGCCGCCCTTAGCCATCTTAGTCATGCCAAGGGGCTTCATCATGTTGGTCGGCTTGGCACCGCTGGCCTTTGCGCCCATCTGGCCCTTCATGCCGTCCTTCTTCATGCTAGCGCCGGTCGCCGTGGTCGGGCGGATGGGGCCAACAGTCTTGGTGCCGGGAAGGGGCTGCATGCTACCAAAGGTAACCTTGCCGCCCTTGGCGTACTTAACTTTGCCGCCGCAGGCCATGCACTTGCAGCCCTTGTCGTGCATCTCAGCCTTGCCGCCCTTGGCGTAGCCACCCATGGCCATTGCAGTTGGCTTAGGGCGCAGAGCGCCCTTCATGCCGTCCTGAGCCGTGGACATGCCGCCAGCAGCCATCTTGGTCATGCCGCCCATCTTCAGGCCCTTCATGCTCCGCTGCTTGTCATGCTTGGCATCAATAGGGGACTTCTCGTAGTCCTTCTTGGACATGCCGTACTTCTTGGCCAGCTTCTTGTCCTGAGCCATATCCATGGCCGAACCCTCAAAAGCCTCAGCCTTGCCACCCTTAGCCATCTTGGTCATCCCTCCCTTGGCGTAACGACTGTCCCTTGTGCCGTCATCTTTGTAATAGCCGTCTTTCATGCCCATCAACTTCTCCATTCCCTGCACTCTTGTTGCACCCCCTGTGCGGGCAATAATCTCCTGTTGCGTCAGGGCGTTCTTGATGTCTTTTTCGGCTTTATCAAGATAGCCTTGGTTGCGCGCTCTGTTGGTCCTGTCTTTAGGCTTGCCGAATGGATGAACGGTTCCGTAAAAATCAGCAACTGCCGCATCAGTTCTATTGCGCTCAGCGGCATCCCTCAGCTCGTATGCTCGCTCAAGGTCATCATCCTCGAACCTCATATCGTTCTCCAGCATATCACCCTTAGTTCTCTTTACGGGGCGCAAATTTCCGTTTTTATCCGGCACAAGCTTTTGCCTAATATCGAAGGTTTCATCCGTAGGCGGCTTACCGCCTTTATCCATGCGAGCAATGCCGCCCTTCTTGAGCTTCTGGGTCGTGGTCTTCGAGGCAATGCTGGTCTTCTGAAGACGGCCAAGGCCACTCCCCGAACCAGCAGTCATGTCTTCGTACGAGGAGGCTTTACCTCCTGCGGCCATCTTCTTGGTCATACCTGAACTCCGATCTCGTTTGGATCACTCGTGTTGTTTGCGACATAGACGAATGCCTGACCAACGTAGCCAGTCATGTCCACTGCGTTGTTACCCACCACACCTGCAATGTTGTTGACAGGGTTGCCGTCGATGTATGGCCCGCTCTCTACCGGATACCAGCCAAAGAGAGCCCGGCTCTGGCTTTGGGAGGTGTCAGGACGAGGATTACGCAGGGCAATCGGGTCGATGACAGGATACTTCCCAAGCTGAAGCTGAGGATTGTCAACGTCCAAGCAGTCAGGACATACAAGCAGATTGATAGGGATCTGGTTGTAGATCTGTTTCTGCAGTGTCTGGAGCGGGTATCTCTGAGCACATCTGTCGCAGAACCCGAATGCTCGTTTGCCATAGGCATATGTAGCCATTAGTACCCTGTCCCAGTCCAAGGCACGAAACGAAGAGAACTCCGGTCGCGGTCTTCATCAGCCGCAAGCTGGAACTGTTCGTCGTACATTTGCTTGAGGGACGGGATGTTGGCCCGGATCTCTGCCTTGGGGGATTTGAGCGCCATGTAGTAGGCGAGGCCCGCAACGAGGGCCGGAACAAACCGGAATGGGACATCCATAGTGTTGGATGCGCTGGCCCCGGTGTCCTGCATGCGGCGTAGCCGCCAATACAAGACACTATAGGCTTGCTCTGGCACAGGCCACAAGGTGTATTGTGAAAGCTGGGCGGTTGTACCGCCCTGCGCTGAGCCTCCACCAATCCTCTGCACATAGACCTGCACAGGACGCCCCTGAGTGGCCTTGTTGGGGATCTGAGCGTAGGTGGAGACGCTGATGCGCTCTAGGTTGTAGTCGGTGTTCTGCCCACCAGAGGTGATCCTGACGATCTGTTCGATCATGTCGATGGTGTCGGATGGCAATGTGTAGGTTGCCGTTCCGGGCGTCAGCACCTGCGTCTGCTGGTCAATCGTCCAGAGGTTCAGGCCACGGTTGGCCCACTCCATAGACATGATGTTCAGACTGCGTCGTGCGGTGCGCATCTGGAAGCCAGTGCGCAGATCCATACCGGCACGCTCGAAGGCTTCTTCTGCAAGCTCCTGAATGTCGAGCGTCAGGCTCGCCGTGCCGGAGGTAGTCATTAGACCATCCTGCCCTTGGTCTTGCCCTTGATGGCAAGGCCGCAGCCACGCACCTTACCGCCAGACTTCATCTTGATGGCCCCACCCTTGGCAACGCGAGGAGCCTGCGTGAGGTTCATCGGAGAGAGCGCAAGGGGGCCTTCATTGGCGTTTGGCTGCTTCGTGCCGTCAGAAGGAGGCGTGGGGTATACCGGGTTGGACACCGCAGCACTGTCGGCCGTAGGGCCTCCAGCGCCGGGGTTTACCCCCATGTTCTGCCGAACATTTGGATTGGGCGTGCTGTTGGCCGTGGCCATAGCGTCAGCAACGCCACCGTCAGCCAGATAGTTAACCCGCTTGATCCTCTGTTCGTAGTTTGGGACTTTGAACTTGGGCTTGAACTTGTTGAGCGACTTCATGGTTCCTCCGGGAGTTAGAACCTCACGGCCCATATTTGAACGGTTCACTTGGATCTCTCGACCAAGCGATCAATCTTCTCTTCGAGGCGATCAAACCGGGCCATCATCTGCCGCGAGTTCTCACCAAGATCGTTCTTGGTGGCGTAGTCCTTCGCCACCTCTGTCTTGTGTTCCGAAAGGTTCTTCTCAAGGCGACGAAGATCGCCAAAGGCGGTCTTCAAGAACATACCCACGATAGCCGTGAGGCCTGTGAGGATGAACTGCCAGATGATCTTCGTGTTCTCATCCATCGCGGCCTCAGCAGTTCCATGCCCGTAGGCTCTTGTTGATACGGGAGTTGGGGTCACTGGCCGTCTTGGCGGATGTCAGCTTCTTCTTCATGCCCTTCATGCGGGCGCAGAAGCTATCGCGACGAGATCCACCTTCTGGCTGAGGCGCTTTCAATCCCGGCTTTCCGGGGTTGGCTGCGTTGTAGGAAGCACGTCCCTTGGCGTTAAGACCGCCACTGGGGCTCTTGCCTTCCTTGCGTGTCCATGCGGGGGAGCCGGTCTTGCCTTTCATTTCGCACCTCTGAATGGTTTGACCTTGGCGGCAATGGACTTGGGCTGTGCAACAAACTGCTTGCCCTTGGCCTTCCCCGCCCGCTTTGCAGCGGTCGTGGAGGCGTACTCAGAGGAAGACAGTGACTTGATGGCGGCGGCGGGGAGATACCTCTCCCCGGTCTTGGACGAAGGCTTGCCGGACTTGGTGCGCCAGTCCTGCTCCGTCCAATCCTTGAGGCTCTTCTGCGGGGACTTCATGACTTGTAGCCCCCGCCACTTGCCTTGTACTTCTTGGCCAGCAACTGCGCCTTGCGGGCAGACCACTGACCAGCAGCGGTGCCTTGGGTTGCGGAGCCTTTGATCTTGTTGAACAAAGACTTCCGCATACCGGGCTTGGTGTAGTTGCCTGCGGCATTCACCTTGGAGCCGGTCTTGCCTTTCATGGCATCACCCGTAGTAAAGGGTAACGCTGTGGTTGGCAGCAAGAGCCGCCTGAATACCGCCGCGAGCAAGGATACCCTCGCCGGGGATCAAGAGAGACTGATTGGACACTGATGCGCTGTCCAAGATTAGCAGGACATTTAGGTAGGCCG